ATGAGATTCAAACTAACATACCACATCGGCCCAGTATTGGTGCAAGAGTGGATATTCACCAGCAAAGGGCTGGCCTATTGGAAAAAGATGGACCTGATTGAAACGGGTCGATTCAATGATGGCAAATTTAAAGTAACACCGGTATGAGAGTAGGTTCAGACTTCAGTGGTGTAGGAGCATTCAACCAAGCTCTAATGCGTTTAGGAGTAAATTACGAAGAAGAGTTTGCCTGTGATATGGATAAATATGCACGAGACACATTCATCCACAACTATGGCGAGCCAAAGTACTATCCAACCAACGTATATGACCGAGAGATTCCAACCGACTCACTCGATATTTACATGACATCACCGCCTTGTCAGGCATTCAGCTTGGCTGGAAAGAGACTCGGCAAAGAGGATAAGAGAGGAATCTTGTTTTTCAACTCACACGAGTTCATTCAGGTAAACAAGCCGAGATTCTTCATATTCGAGAACGTCAAAGGATTGCTCTCTGATGATGGCGGAAGGACATTCCAGGAGTGGGTGAATATGCTTGGAGGAAAATCAGTCAACGGAGTTCCAGTTCTATTCCCACACGATGACGCAGTTCCATACCATTTGTATTGGCAAGTTCTCAATGCAAAAAAGCACGGTGTACCGCAGAATCGTGAGCGAGTTTTCTTGATTGGAATCAGAGACGATCAAGACAATAAATTCCAATTCCCACGAGAAGAGCATTTGACCAAACTATTGAAGGATGTGCTGGAGCTTGCTGTTGATGATAAGTATTTTTTGAGTGACACTAAAATTGAATATCTATTGAGAACAGAAGGAACAACATTTGATGTAAATTCAAAAATTTTAGAAAATGATTTGCCTAATGAATCAAGAACAATTAAATCCGGTTACTGGAAATCAAATAGAGATTGTCAATTTTTAAGAATCAAATCAGCCACAACCAAAGGATACGAACAAGCCACTGAAGGTGATTCAATCAATTTAAAAAACATAAACTCAGAAACAAGAAGAGGAAGAGTCGGAAAGGGAGTCGCACAAACAATCGAATCAAACAACATGAGTCAATTTACACTCAACAAAGGTTCAATCCGCAGACTCACACCAAGAGAATGCTTCAGATTGATGGACTTCCCAGATACATTCACCTGGAAGGTAAGCGATTCACAAGCATACAAGCAAGCTGGCAACTCAATTGTTGTCAATGTACTATATAAAATTTTAAAACAACTACCGTTATGAAATGTCCAATGTGTAATGAAGAAATAATAATAGAAGGGAATCACACCTATGAAGAGTATGGAATTGATGACCAAATTGGTTATGTATACAATATGACTTGTTACAATGAGGATTGCGATGTTGAGTCAATAATAATATACACAAAATCTTAAAGCAACTACCGTTATGACAATTCAAGAACTAATCGAACAAATCAACGTTGAAATCAAAGCAAGAGACCTGGCCTATTATCCTGGCTCTGATAATCGTGCACGATACAAAACATATCAGCGATTCTACCTATTCACATTCTTGAGGAAGCACAAGCTCACGCTGGTAGAAATCGGTGAACTATTCGGACTGGACCACTCAACAGTAGTGTATGGCCTCAAGCAAGCCAATAACATGAAAAAGGATAGGTTGTATCTCAAGATGACAGATGAGCTGCGTCAAAAATTCGAGCAATACACCGCTCTGAACTATCCCATCACAAGAAGTATAGCTCACGATGTGATGCAATGTGGCTCATTTTGGGAGTTCAGAAAGCTCCAAGATGACATCAAGAATGGTATGTACAGCGTGACGGTATGACACATTCTCTTATATACCGATTTGCAGAGTATTGCCAAACACACCGAGAGCAAAAAATTTTTGAGAGCGTCACCGTCACGGAAAAACGTTAAGTCGCACAGAGTCAGCTTTTTAACCCTTATGATTTGCATATTTACCGTCACGCAGCGTCACGAAAGAGCTAATTAGCGTCACGAAATGCGTATATTTATAGCCCAACTAACAACAATTTATGAAAGTTTCAATCTTTAAATCACTATTTAACATTAAAGAAACCCCATTTGAGCTGTCCATTCAGGATGTGTACAACCGCATCAGACTCGGCAATCCAGAGCTCATCAAAAAGGTGGCAACAATACGATCACTCGAGAAGGCTGACCCAGAGCATGACCGCCTCAAGTCATCACTGAATGCAATCATGTTCAATGGGACATTCACCGAGCGAAATGACAGCAGCCTGGTTGAGCATTCTGGTCTGTGCATCCTGGACTTTGACCAATATCCAACCAAGAAGCTAATGATGGATGAACGCAAGCGGCTGATTGCTGACCCCCATGTGATGATGGTGTTCACCTCTCCCAGTGGGAATGGTCTCAAAGCTGTCATTAGAATCCCAAAGTCTGATAAGGTAGAGCATAAGCGCAGATTCACAGCATTCGGCAAGTACTTCGACAGCGAATACTTCGACACCAAGAATAGCAACGTCAGTCGGGTGTGCTTTGAATCCTATGACCCTGACATCTACTTCAATGAGTTCTGTCAAGTCTATGAGGGCATCGAGCAAGACCAGGGCTTCAGCTACACCGAGAGAACCCCCACTTGCATTCTGTCTGATGAGGATAAAATCATCAACCTGATTGAGAAGTTCGACCACGGATGTCGATTTGCCGATGGCAGTCGCAATGAGTTTGTGTTTAAATTGGCAGCAGTACTGTGCGAGTATGGCATCAGTAAGGATACAGCAGAGCAGTACATATTCACCAAGTATGCTCAAGGCACCAGCTTCACCGAGCAAGAGATGGTGACAACCGTGCGCTCGGCATACAAGAAAGCCTCCTATGGCATCAAGTACTTCGAAGATAAGGATACCTTCCAAAAGGTACGACAGAAGCTCAAGAGTGGTGTGGCTGACCATGACATCAAGAAACAGCTGAACGTGCGAGAGGATGTCATTGAGGACATAAAAAAAGAGATACAAACAGGTGATGATATCTTCTGGTCAGTCAATGAGAAGGGTGGCATCACGATTCAGCCATCAAATTACGCTGAATTCTTGGTCAAGAACGGATTCAACAAGTACTATCCTGAGAATGCTGAGAAGCCAACCTTTGTGAGAGTCAAAGAAAACAAGGTCAGAATATCATCAGCAGAACAAATCAAGGACTTTGTGCTTACCTATCTGCAAGGAAAGGGTGAGATGGATGTGTGGAACTACTGCTCGAGGAATGCGTTTCTCTTTAATGAGAACTTCATAAATATGATTGACAGTATCAACATACTGATGCTTCAGGATAGCAAGAGCTCCTCATACATCCCATTCAAGAATGGAGTGGCCAAGATATCTAAGAGCAAAGTGGAGCTCAAGAGCTACATCGATGTGGATGGCTATATCTGGGAGAATCAAATCATCGACAGAGATTTCACCAAGCTGGATGACTGCACAAATGACTTCCAAGATTTCGTTAGCAAGGTATCAGCAGATGACAGCGGAAGAGTCGATGCACTGGAGACAACCCTTGGCTACCTGATGCACACATTCAAAGACAAGACTGACCAAAAGGCAATCATATTCAATGACCAAGAAATCGATGACAACCCGAATGGAGGCTCAGGTAAGTCACTGATGTTGGCAGCACTGAACAATCTGCGCAGAGTGGTCAAGATAGATGGCAAGAGCTTCAACCCATCAAAGTCTGATTTCGTTTATCAGCGAGTGAACCTGGACACTCAGATACTTGCATTCGATGACGTAAGAAAGGCATTCGACTTCGAGCAGCTCTTCAGCCTCATCACAGAGGGAATCACCGTGAATCGAAAGAATAAGGATGAGATTTTTATCCCATTCAACCGCTCACCCAAGATTGTCATCACCACCAACTATGTCATCAGTGGTGCTGGCTCTTCTCATGATCGCAGAAGGCATGAGCTGGAGTTCTATCAGTACTTCCATTCCAAGCGCAGCCCACTTGATGAGTATGGTCGCCTATTATTCGACTCCTGGGCAGATGAGGATTGGCTCAAGTTCGACAACTACATGGTCAAGAACCTACAAAAGTACCTGACAAATGGATTGATGAAAGCCATCAGCATCAACGCAGATGCCAAGCGACTCATCCAGGCAACTTGCAAAGATTTCTTTGATTGGGCTGAAGAGGGCAACCTCGCTCTGGATGTGTACTACTACAACGGAACCAAGATACAAGAATTCATTTCCGAATTTACCTCATTCAAGGAGCTCGAGCCACGCAGATTCCTGAAATGGGTGCAGTCGTATGCCGATTATAAAGGCTATAATGTCACCAAAGGTCGCAATCACAACGGCAGATATTTCATTCTCGATTCGGGAACTGCCAAACCGACTCCAGAATCTGATGATATTTGGGATGAACTAAACGAAAAAGCGAAACAATGACAAGACAACACCGAGCAATGCTCAAAGACCTCCAGCTCAAGCACAAGATGGAAAAGTATACAACCATTCCACCGCACCTGATTGCCCTGGACCAATGGAATGACAACTCAGCCAATGCTCTGACTAAATCCATCATCGCATTCCTTCAGTTTAGCAACTGCCAAGCGGAGAGAATCAATACGATGGGAGTCTATCGCAAAAAATACCGCACTGATGGAGTCGCCATCGGTGGTCAGTGGACCAAGGGAACCGGAACACCAGGCTCGGCAGATATCTCCGCAACGATCAAGGGCCGCTCAGTCAAGATTGAGGTCAAGTATGGCAAGGATAGGCAGTCAGATGTGCAGAAAGCATACCAGAAAGCCATCGAAGAGGCTGGTGGTGTGTATGTTATTGCAAAAGATTTTGAAGGATTCTTAAATTTTTATGAGCAGTTTTGCGAATCAATCAAATAAAAGCGTATATTTACAATTCAAAACAACAAAAACAACAATTATGACTACAAAAAAAGCGGAGGCTACACTCGCAGAGCCAATGAACATTTGGCAAAAATTGCACGCTGCCAAGCAGCAAATCGGAAAGGTTGCTAAGAATGCAACGAATCCACATTTCAAAAAGAGCTATGCTGACATCAATGCGCTGCTCACAACGGTGGAGCCTATTCTCCACGAGCATGGACTGCTACTCTTGCAGCCAGTGGTTGGCAATGATGTGGTGACTCGTATCATCGATATCGACTCTGGTGAGATAATCGAGTCATTCATGAGCCTTCCAGTCATCACAGACCCCCAAAAGGTGCTCGCTGCCGTCACTTATTTCAGAAGAGGTACTTTGCAGTCACTGCTATCACTTCAAGCCGTAGATGATGATGGCAATGGTGCAGCAGATTCACAGAAAGGAAAGCCAACGATTAATGCAGAGCGATTCAAATCAGCACTCGAATCAATCGAAGCTGGAAAGTACACAGCACAGCAGTTGGCCACCAACTATGCACTCACTGAAGCTCAATCTAAAATGCTCGCACTATGAAATGGCATCCATCGCAAATCGGGAAGCTGATGACCAATGGCAGAGCCAAGGACAGCATCGGAGAAACAGCCAAGAGCTACATCAAGCAGTGTGCAAAGGAGGACTTCTACAACTACACCACAGAACTCAACAACAAATACATCTGGAAAGGTAGAGAGCAAGAGCTGGAGTCCATCAACCTCATCAACTCGGTGAGATTCACTGACTATGTAAAGAATGAATGGACCATTGAGAATGACTATCTCATCGGAACTGCTGATATTGTCATCGAGTCAAGAGTAATTGACGTCAAAACATCATGGTCACTGGATACATTCCCGGCACTGATGGAAGATGCTGTCAATCCACTCTATGAATGGCAGCTGCGTGCTTACATGATGTTGTATAACAAGCCATGTGCTGAGCTCATCTACTGCATGGTCACCACCTGGGATGAATTCCTTAATGAATACGAGAATCTCCAGCTGCACAGAGTCGACCACATCAATCCTGAGAAGCGCATCACAGCTCTCTGGTACGATAGAGATGAAGATATTGAGGCCAAGATGGTTGCTCGCCTTAAAGAAGCATCAGACCTATATCACGAATATTATGAACAACTAAATAACAAGTAAAATGGAAGAGCTAAAAGCAAAAGGCACCATTCACCACATCGGTGAAGCCAG